GACATTCAAGGCAAACGCGCCGAAACTAATCCACTCGGCCCGCGTTACGTTCGTCATTGTCACCTCGTTATCCATTGCTCAAAACCTCAGATCGCACGGCGTCACCATCGCGCCAAACACGCCACTTACCCGGCGCGCATATCCGTTCCGCTTGGCCTCGCCACACGCGGTAGATCGCTATCCATTTGCCCATCACCACGTCGCCACCGTGGTCAGTGTCGCAGTCGCACCTTCACCTCCTGTATTGTTTCCAGATTTTTGAAGCGTGATTGCTCCGGTCGTGCTGTCCTGTTTAAGGACAAAGCCGTAACCGTTGCTGGTGTGCTTCCACGCTCCTACCCCAAGGTCATAAACCAGCCTGCCGGTTAGAGATGGCTGCGAATTTATCAGCGTAAGATCGCCACCGAAGAAGGCGCGCGAGGTGGTGTCCTGTATGGGGCCGGTGCCAAACCCGAACACGCCATAACCCTCACGGCTCTGCGCACCGCAAATGTTCAATTGCTCGATGCTCGACCTGTTGAACGTACCAGTCACACCGGCATCAGCCACAAGATCAATCAAGCCCGTGACACGATACGATCCCAAATGACTAGATGCATAGGAATAGCGCTGTTTGTTACCAGATGCAGCGTTAACAACAGTGATGCGAAGATTGACCTTTACATTCGCGGAACCTGCATCGACCCAGAAAGCGTCCTTTGCATTATTTGCCGTTTGCGATGCCGCGCTTATGGCGATAGCGCCTGTTACACTTCCGCCAGAAATCACCGCACCTTCTTCGCCCGCCGCATGAACATGCGCGCCAATCAGGACTTCCCCGGCAGCGTAAGAGACAACCACCCCATTGCGCGCCGCCGCGTCCGACTTTAGCGATGGCGCAACGATCCCGCCTGATCCAAAGTAGTAGTCAATACCAGACCCGTTGAACGGATATGTTGCATCGCGCTTTGTGCCACTAAATTGGCAAGGGCCGATTGTTGCCTCGGCACCGCCAGCGAAATCCACGATCAGCCCGTTGTAATTGTCACGACCTGAAACAGAACCGACAGTTCCATCCGATGCAGTGAGAACATTGACCACCGCACCTTTGCTGCCAAACTCGGAATAGGCCGCGTAATTCTGCACCCCGCAACCACAGTTCTCACCATAGACAGAACCGATGCGCCATGCTTTGGGAGCGCCCAGAGTCTGCGTTGCATTAAGGGGTGAACCACCCGCACCCGTGCCTGTCACGGTGAACGAACCAATGCCGACGCCATTGACGGACGAATTATAAACCTCGCCGGAAAACTCAAACTCATCAGCCCCCAGCATAATTGCATCGAGAAACGCAATGGCGACTTGGTTTGCAACAGCAGGACCAGCCACGCCAGAAGCGTTATGATCCCACTTGATGCCCCATGATTTGAAGCCAACCCCGCCGGATTGTAGGCGGAGCATTGGCTTAACAAAACCTATCGTGTGCGACATGCGGACTGTTGCGCCATCGCCATAGATGACAAGGTTCGGGCTGTTGATTAGCAGCGTGTCGGCTATGACATACTCATCACCAACACCGCCGAGATAGACAGGACGCCCGACTTCAAGAGCGGCTGCGATTGCGGCGTTTAGGTTTGGATAGAAATTTGCGTTAATAACCGGGATCGTATTGGCAACAAGATCCGCGCCTTTGCCGGATGCGGTTGAGGCTAGGTCTGGACGGATAGAGCCATCATCGCCCGTCCCGTCGGCAGCATAGGCGTCCCCGCCTGCATTAAACGCAAGGAACTTGCCAATGCGCTCAGACACCGCAGGAAGCGCTAAGCCAGCCTCATCGATAGGCGAAAGCAAAGCGCGCCCAATATCGCGCTTCAACGCCTGGTCACGCGCCGCCGACCGATCATAACCCTCATTGACCGGAGCGGCCAACCAAGGAGAGCCGTCCTCGAACTCCACTTGCTGCGTAAATTCAGGATCAAGAAACGGGATAACCTTGACGCCCGAAGCAGGCGCGGCAGCGAACACAACCGAACCGCCAGATTCAGAACCAAGCGTCACTGTGTAGCCAGTGGCCACCGTTTCAGCGCCATCAGCAGCGCGCAGCAAGACGGCCACTTCAGCAGCAGACGGAGCGGTAAACGTGAACGGGAATGAGGTGGTGGCCCCGTTCGCAAGATAAGGCCCATCAAAGCCGTTAGTGGTGCTGACTGCCATCCCGAACTCGCCCTATGGTAAATAAGGCGGGTTTACGGATCAGGCGCGCGCTATTGAATCGCGTCAGTCTTTCAGTTTGCCGGTTGCCAGACCCTCGACCCAATCGCCAAAGCCTTGCGGATCAGCATCGCCGCTTGAAACATCGACAAGGAATTGCGTTGCGCTGGCAAGCTGACCGGGAACGAGGCCGGTCGAATATCCGACCAGTTCGAGAACGTCCTTTGTGGCAGACTTAGTTTCATCGCCCTCCACCAGTTTGCCAACATCGCGCCCCACTTTGACGACGGAATCGTAAGCGCGCTGGATTGGGGACACCGATGGATTGAACACGCGGTTGCCAGCAATCGCATTCCACGTCGGTTCAAACACGTCACGCGCCAGAGGGATAGGACCAAGCGCGTTTGCCAGCAATTTACGCATCAGCCATTGCGCCCACCATTCTTCTTCATCAGGACCGGACGGAGCGCCAACGATTCCGCGCAACAGTTCCACCAGCATAGGCGGCAAAGCCAACAGGAAGAATGCCCGCGCAGCCAGCTTAGGCATATTGCGAGGACGGCGCGTATCATCGCCGGTAATGTCGCGCGCAAGGGTGCGTTGCCGCTGGTACTGTGCCGAGAAGTACGAATAGAACATTGTGAACAGCTTGAGTGCTTCACCCCAATTGCCGGTGCCGCGCTGGATTGCCGCCAAGTCTTTCGGACCGCCCGCGCCTTGCGATTGCCGCACCGCCTTGTCACCAGCATATCGCGCGTCAGCTTCATCCATACCCGCCGCCAGAGCATTATTGTAACCGGCGATCCACGTTGGGACCGAGACAAGCCGGTCCATATAGCCGATGCCGTGGAAGACGAACTTCTTGCTATCAAGCACCGCCTGCATGGTCTTGGAAGTTGCCGTGATATTGTTCAGCCGCGTCAGTTCGGTGCGAATATCGCGGTCGAGCGTATCCATACGGTTGCGCACTTCATCGCTGTTTTCCATCACCCAACTGATAGAGCCTCGCGGATTGGCATAGAATTGCGCCAGAGCCTTAGCCATTGCTGCCTCGCCAACAACCTCCACAGAGTTGGAATAGCCCGCAATCTGCGTCACCATAGTTGTGGCGCGCAGGCCCATACCGACAACCGTAGCGTTCGCGCGCAGTTGCCCGATGAACTTGCCAAAACCTTCATTGCCCGCGCGCTCGATAGCCCACGAGTTAGCAACGAACTTCAGCCAAGGCCGCAGTTGCTTGCGAATTTCAGGGCCAAGCGCCGCGTCGATTGTCCGCATTACCCGCTCATTGGTCAGGAAACGGTTTGCGCGGATCACCGCTTCACGATGGGTAATGTCATGGATGACCTCGCCCAAGTGCCGATTGATCACGCCAAGGTCGAGCAGGATGGGCCGTTTGACCGCTTCCGCGCGCTCCTTGGTCGAGGATGCCCGCGTTGTCGCCCGCGTATAAGCGCCCTCAAACAGATCACTTTCACGCCCCTTGTTTTCTTCCGCTTTGTAGTCCCGCGTGCTGTCATAGACGGCAGGATAGTAACCACCGCGCAAGGGCCCAAAAGGCGTAACCACTTCACGCGCATCCACCTTGTCAGGCGCAACGCCGTTCACTTCGCGCTCGATACGCGCAATTTCAGGCCAGAGCGTATCAATCGTATCCCACACGCCTTGAACAAACTGCCATTCCTCAGCCGTCAATGTCGCGTTGAGATAATCCGTCAGAGCGCCGGGATTAATCCGATAGCCGTCAGACAAGCGCTGAAGGTTGCCTTCATTGCCGACGTTCAAAGCCATAGCGATGACCTTGTGCCGGTTCATACGCATCGGTCCGCCCGTCAACGGATCGACAAACGGCAGTTCCATCTTGTCATGCCAGCGCGCACCAACATCAGCAGGCACCGCCTCGAACAAGGCTTTAATCCTGCCCATGTAATCCTTTTGCATATCCTGTTCGCGCGATTGCGCATCAGCGATAGGCCGGAAAACAATGCGGTTAAACACGCCGTTGGAATCGCCGCCATCCAACCAATCAAACACGGTTTCCATTTTTAGCAGGGCAGCGTCAGCGCCAAGAATGCGCCCCTTGAGCGCGCCCCACCAGCCCGGATCAGTCATATCTTTAGGAGGAGGCCCGTCGATATTGCCGCCAGAGTTTTCAGCCTCACTGAATATCTCATCCCACTCGCGCTGTTCTTGCCGATCCAGCAGCGATTGCTTGAACCGCCCAAGGTGCATGACTTGCGCCACAGCTTCATCAAGGCCGAGCAGCGTTTCCACCGGCAGGCGTGACCAGTTGGTTTTGCCGAGCGTTGCCTCAAACGATGGCGGGACAACGACCTCGAAACCTTCAGCCTCGCGCGCAGCAGACCAATCGGCCCACTTGCCTTGACGCGTGATAGACTTCTGCGTCCGCTCTTTCAGGTCCACCGCTTCAAGCAATGCGTGAGCCTGTTCCAGATAATCCTGATCAACGCTTTTCATAGTCGCACGTTTGGCAATCTTGCCCATGCGCTTGACCGCCGCGTTTACTTCGTCACTTGCCTCTTTGGCTTCAGCCAGCAGCGCAGACGATAGCATTTGCTGTTGCTTGAACCGCAGCGCCTCATCCATCTTGCCCGCGAGCATGGCCTTTTCAGCATCACGCCCAGCCTTGGCAACGTTTCTGGCATGGCGCTGGATAGCACCCGGCGAGGCTTCCACGCTGACAAGCCCGGTGCGCACCCGGTTGCGCGCCCACTGCCTTGCGATCTTGTAAGGCGTAGGACGGCCACCAGTGCGCCGAGAGAGGAGCCGAACCTCAGACGCCAGCAATTCGCCCTGCAACTCGCCGTTGACGGCTGCGATGGCTTCTTGCTCGATTGACCCGTCGTTCAAGGGATCGTCGCCATACCGGCGCGTCATCTCCGCGTCGGCTGCGTTGTCGATCATCCTCGCACGCATGGTCCGCTGATCACCTCCTTCCCGTTCTTGCCTGTGCTGGCGTTCAGCACCGATCAGGACTTCGATCATCTGTTGCCCCGAACCGAACCCGGCAAGTTCAGCAAGGGTATCCGGATTTGTCCCGCCCTCCCGCCAGAGCGGGGGAACACGCTTCGGCAGGAGGTCGAGAACATCTTGGCCCATGCGGTCGACCAGCCATTCAAGATCAATGGGGGTTTCACGCATCAGGCGAATGGATTTAAGCAAAGGCTCATTGTCGAGGCGTTCCGCTTCGTCGGCCTTCACCGCGTTGCGTTCGTCGTTGAACTTCTTGGTTTCCCGGCGACGGATTGCCGCCATGGTCTTTTGTAGCAGTGTAGCATTGGCCTGATCGCGCGCCGCCTGTGCCTGTGCGGTGTAGGCGTTGAACTCCTCGCCGGTCATGCCGATTGCAGCCGCATCCTTGAACATCGGCTGCAGGGCCTGCATTTCCGCCATGGCCGCAATTTCTTCGTCGGTCGCAAGCAGGCGGTCAAACACCTCGCGAATTTCCGGCGTAATAGGTGCGCGCAAGGCATCGACGGTCTTGTAAACGGACAGCAGCCAGCCACGGAAGGTTTCAAACAGACGCTGCAGGGCTGTCGACGGGGCCTTGCCTTCCATCAGGTAGCGCTCGCCACCACGCGCCCACATTTCATGCGCTTCGACAGGGATGACACCATCGACGATCGCATGACCATTGGCAGCGAACCAATCCTGCGCAGCCTGCCAATCGGCCTTGACCTGTTCCGGCGCGTCGGGGCTTTGCGCGTCGGCCCGCAGTTCCTCTAGCCATTGGTGGGAGAGTTCATGCAGCAGTGTCGACAGGTTGCGGCTTTGGAACAGTTCGATACGGAACGGCTGCGCTTCGTTGATGAGGATGCGACCGCGCGGGCCTTCGCCGTATGATTGTTCGTATGCCGTGATCGAGACGCGGCTATCGTCAAATACGACATAGTTGAATGAGCCGTCACCCGCAGAGCGAGAGCCACCGTCCAGGTATTTGATGCCAGCGATACCGGCGTCACGTAGGTCTTTCGAGGCACCTTGATCCGAGCCGGAATAGCTTTGTCCAGAGAGCAACTGGTAAAACTGGCCCCCACGCATATCGCCATCAATGGCGTTCCCCGGAGTAATTTCCTTATAAGAAGCGCGGACAGATTCAACCGCCTGCCTCACCATCTCCGGCTGTTCCGAAAGCGGCTTATCCCACAGGAGGTATTCGCCTTCGTCGGGGATTTCTACTTGATAAAGTCGGCCCACTGTTCCGAAGTTCGGCGCATCTTTTTGCCAAGCCTTCAGAATAGCTAACTGCTCACCTAGCCCATCAAACGTTCGGATTGTTCCATCTGCCGTCTTGGCAGCAATGACCTCTTTGAGGTCGGAAATTGCCTTACTAATATTCCCTTGAGCAGACTGAATTTTATCCCACGCGGCCCATTCCTGGTCACGCATTTCTCGGCCATTAATGGTTGGTTCGGACAGCACGGATCGATAATGTTCCGCGATTTCCTTCCGCCCAGCAAAATACAGCCCCCAGCCATAAGCCTGCGCGCCCTCTCCGGTTCCTATCGCGCCAAGTGAGAAGCGGTCGAAGATATGGGGCGAGCCATGATAAGCGGCCTGATACAAAATCCGCGCATCGGCGGGATCGAACGTGCCGCGATTATTGATGGATTTGATTTGGGTGGGGGAAGTGGCGATCCAAACTGGCCCGTCACCATCCTGAAAATCTTCAACAAAAATGCCGTCTATGCCCGACCGAGTAGCAGCATCAAACGCCTGTTTTTTGCTGCCCATGACATTTGCCAACTCAGCCAACTGATCAACGGCAGTGTCATTCTCTGCCAGAATTCTGGCAAATTCATCGACAGCATTCTTATAGCTCGTCGAATACGTATCAACGACGTTCGACAAGAAACCATCTTTGTAATCAGGGATTTCGTCAGGATATGCGGCAATCTCTGCCTCGACAGCAGCACGCACCAACGCTTTTAATTTAGGGCCAGTTAAGCGTTTCGCGTCACTGCCAACGGGTTTTTCTATCGCAAGGTAGACGGGCAGGATTGTGCCGCCGTCGCTTTCATAACCGCGCGCCACATCCTTGTTAACCGCAAAATAAAATCCATAGCCGAGCGCAGTTGCGTTTGATCCAATCTTTGCGACATCAAACGCTTCAAACTGGTCGCCCGTCCCATGATAAACCACCAACGGACGCCCTTCCTCGTCCACCACCTTGCTATCACCAAACCATGCGTAAAACGCCCGCAGACCTTCCTCAGAGCCAGCAAGCGGCATTCCCTCACTGTTGCGCGTAGGACGTGCCACACCGTCTATATCGATGCTGTCAGGCAGTTGGTCATAGACCACACCGCCCGAACCCTCTTGCTCCATCTGCCCGACCGCCGCGCGTATCTCAGCGTCAGTCAGTTCCGAAGCGACAAGCCCACGCTCTGAAAGCATTTGCTCCAGTTCGGCAGCAGCAGCCCGCACGTTGTCGGTTGTGGCTTCCTCTGCATAGGTGGAGCGGCCCGCCAGTTCATCACTGATAGCAGCCAGCAGAACGCCCGTGTCGATCTTGTCCGCATAGCCATCGCCGGCTTCGCGTTGCGCCAGCAGGTCCGGGAAAAACCCTTCGCTAATCGCCGCATCCAACGTGTTTTCAACCGTGTTAGGATTGAACTCACCGCCGATGATCGAGCCTTGCGCGTCTTTTGATGGCTTCAGCAGTTTGCGCTTACCAACCTTGCCCTTGTGCCACTTGTCGCCGCCCATCGACGCAATATCGCCGCCGACATCCTCGACACCACCGCGCGCCGCGATCCATTCTAGCAGCGACTTGCCGCGTTGCTTTGTCGCAGGCTTGCCCTTGCGCAGCGCATTGACGACCAGATCAAGCCCATCAGCCTTTTGTATTTCAGCCAGAGCAGGCGGCAGGACCGACACAACCTCAGTGCCAAACTCAGCGCCGGTCAGTTCACGACCCATACGTGACGCGCGCGACGATTCCCGTTGCGCGATCAGTTCCGCTTGCATCCGTGCATTGGCAGGCGTGAAGCCCGCATTCTGAAGCATGGCCGAGACACGCTCGACAATCTGCCCGCGCGCATCACGTTCGCCTTGCTGGTCAGCATCACGTTGATAAGCCTGGTCAGTCAGTTCGCCCATGATGTCGTCAAGTTGCGACGACAGATCATCAGCCTCGCGCGCAGACATACCACCGGGAGCCAAGCGCATATCAGACTTCACCGCAGCCCAAGCAGGCGTTCCCGGCAATGTGCCCAGCGCGAACCCAGCAGGCAGCACCACATCGCCGCCGACTTCAAAAGCCTCATCAATCTGTGCCTGATAATCCGCGAAAGGATCATCGAACTGATCATAGCTATCGGATTGCTGGAAAGCGCGGATAGCTTCAGCCGGGATGAACACTTGCCCGACGCCGCTATCATTTGCAGTTTGCTCTACCAGTTCAGCAAAGGCTTCAGGATCACGCCCGCGCAATTTGCTTTCAGCCGCAGCGCGTTCAACGCGATCTAGGAAGCTTTCGGTTTGCTTGGCCTCACGCGCCTGCACGACACGGCCAGCGACCTTTGCGGCAGCGTCTACCGTTGCCTCAGTCGCCTTGACCGCCGCAGTCTGCACCGACGTTCCCACCGATGTCTGGATGAGCGTAGCAAGCGCAGCTTCAGGACGTTCAGCCACATAGGATGAGAACGGCTTTTCAGGGTTGAGCGTTGCCCATTCGGTGAAGTCCTGCACCACCGTAGCAATTTGTTCGCCCGGAATTTCCGTTGCGAGTTGCTTCAGGAGCGTTTTGCCGAACGGTGTCTTATTGGCGATGTCCGTGATCAGATTGAACGCCGCACCCTTTTCCGTGATGTACTCGGTAGCGCCTTGCGTCACGGCATAACGGATAGCTTCAGGAGCGCGCAGGCCCTTCAGTTTGGCGTCATTGTAGGCATTGCCCGCAACCGACGAGGCGGGAATAGCCGTGGCAAGTTTAGGATTGCGCGTCATCATCGCAGCGATGGTCAGCGGCAGGCTCTCGAATGCTTGGAGCGACGTATCGGCCAGCCATGAACCACCGCGCGCAGTCTGACGCAAGCGTTCCGCCTCAGTCCGCATTTGATTGCGCGAATTGGTGTTGTCGGTCGAGAACCGGCGATTGGCCTCAAACGGATCATACCCCTTGTTGATGCCGTTCGCGTCAAGAATTGTCTGCAATGGCGCTTGCACCAGAGCATTGATGAACCCGCCAGCTTCGGCAATCGGATCAGTCAGTTGCCGGATGCCCGCGCCGCCGAGATAGGAGCCAGCCTCTAGCCGCGTGCCCGCGCTTTTCAGAAAGTCCCAAGCATCACCAAGAATGCCGAGCGCCTTATGATCATCAGCAGCAGCAGCGACCGCACGCGGATTGGTTTGGGCAAAGCGCGTGAAGGCGGGATATTTGCCGAGTACCGCCGTCATGCGGTTGGCTTGTTGCATCTTTTCGGCAGAGGCTAGGTTGCCATCCACTTCGCCCGGAGCAACATCGGTATCCCGCGCAATCTTGGTGGCTTTGGCGACCGCATCAGGTGCAGGCGCGGCGATAATGCCGAGGCGGATTTGGTTGTCCCGCTCATCCTGCATGGCCTGTTCCAGCGACGTGCCAGAGAACGCGCGCTGTTGCGTTTGCTCCCGGCGCTGGACGCTACGATAGATTTGAGCGTAAGGATCAACCGGATTTGTAGCCATGCCCCACGGTTAAGGCTCAGTCGGTCCGTATTGAATCGCGTTGCTATTGCGCCCGCGCCGGGATGAAGTTGCGACGATACCACGTCATAATTGTTTCGTTGTCCGGTTCAGCGCCGCCGTTGACCTTCTTGTAAGCGTCAACAATCCGCTTGCGCGTCTCATCACCGATGTTGGCGACCGTCTGATCGTACCACTTCACAGAACCCTTTGCGCCATACCATTTATGCGTAGGCACATCGCGCGTAGCAGTGCGGAAGATGTCATCGAACTCGACATCATTCAAAGGCTTGCCAGTTGCCTTGAAGCGCCGGTCAGCTTCAGCCTGCATGATTTGACGCACCGCCAGCTTTTGGCCGTCGTCCAGTTTGAAGCCGCCGAAGTTGGTCGCACGCGTAACCGCACCATTGATGCCGGTGTATGGCGTCCAACCCTTCAGCCCATCCTTAACCTTTTGCTGGCGAAGCATGTAGGACGACCGCTCAGCCGGTGTCAGGTCAGCAAAGAACTTCGATAGGTCCGCACTAGCAAAGGCGTTCGGATCAGCCATTTCAAGCGCGTCCAAAGCGAAAGCAGCAGGCCCGTTCGCAGGAACCGGCTTAGGCTTGGCGTTGGCTTTGGCGATGTTATCATATTTGGCGACATCAGCAGGCGACAGACCAGCGCGAACACTGGCGGGCAATTGACTGATCGAGGTAAAGCCTTCGCCAAGGCTATTGACCGTCGAGAAAGCAGCCTCATCAGCCGCCGCGCGCTCCCGGCCAAGCAGTTGCTCATCGCGCGCAATCTCACGATCAGCGATCTTCTTGAGCCGCTCCACCCGCTCAGGCGAAAGAGGCTTGCCGTTTTCATCCACGCCGTTTTCGATGGAATCGTAAATCGCGGCCTTGTCGTATTGGCGAGGTGAGTTGTCCGTAACACCGCCACCGGCCAGCCACTTTTCAGCGCCGCCGCGATGCTCAGACAAAATCTTTTCAGTGTGGCTTCGCACCGTGCCATTTCCATCGCTGGCATTGTAGCGCCCCGGCGATCCTGCATTGATGGTCGAATACAGATCAAGGACACCCATACCCTTCTTGAAGCCGCGATCCTCTAGGAAGTTGCCGACAGCCGTTGACCATTGCTCAGGTGTTGATTGCGCCGTGATGCCATACTTTGCGCGCTCAGACGGCCCGAACTGGATCAGGCCCATATACTGCCCGTTCTTGCCACCCATCACCGTGGGCGAGAACGTGCCTCCTGTTTCGTAGGAGATAACCGACGCAACCTCGACAGGGGATAGGCCAAAGCGCGAAGCAACATCAGTCGCAACCTTTGTCCAACCCGTCCCCGATTGGCCGCTAGATGGAGGCGCGGCCAGCGTTGGCAGGCTCTTGTAGAGCGAATAATCAGCACGTTCCTGTAATGGCTGTTGCAGCCGCTCCATTGCTTTGACGCGGCCCACCGCCGTAAACTCATCGCTATGCGCTTCGACATACGAGGCGATCAGATCGATGTCAGGATTAGGCGATGCAAACCACCGATCAATCTTGGCAGTGTGCGCGCCGTCGGTAAACTTCAGCGTCTCAAATGCCACCGCTTCGGGATCAGTCACACCCTTGAGCCGTAGCCCATCTTGGAACGTCGCCTTGCCTTGCGCCAGATATGCCGCCGCCGCGTCAGCATCATCGGTCATAGCCGCACTATCAGCCAGTTGTGCGCTTTCCGTGGCGAACGTGCCGAGCCGTTCGGTGTATTCCTCGCTGCGATAATGCTTGTCGATTGTGCCCATCGCCGAGCCGAACAAGCCGTCAAGCCGTTCACCCAACATGCGCTTTTGCCGCTCATTCGCAGCCTGCCCGACATAGGCATCACGCGCCTTTGCCAAGCGTTCATCGATAGACTTGCGCGCAGCCGTAGCGTTCCCACCTTGCAGTGAGGTGTATTCGTTTGTGATGCCCTGCAATTCGGTCAGGGCATTGGTAGCCAGTTTGCGGCTCTGCGTATCATCGAACTCAGCATCGCGCTGGTCTTCCTCGATAGCAAAGTCATTCACCGCCTTGCCAAAGCCAGCAAGCCCTTGCGCGACAGCAGGAGGCCCGAAGTCAGGCGTACGGAACCTTGCGCCCGTCGTTTCAGCGGGACCGACTTGGTTTGGATTATAGGAGGGAGCGCGAGGCATTAGCCGCGTTTCGCTTTCATGGTTTTATACTGCGATGCACCGCCGAGGACCGTTGACCCCATATCAAACACACCCTTGACCAGTGCAGCCTTGCCAGCAGAGCGCGAGGCATTGGCTTCAGCCGTATAATTGGACGCGCCGATGTCCCGCCCACGCATGGCTTGATTGCCCTTTTGGTAGATGCGGTTGACATCCTCGCTGCCCATCGCTTGCGTATCGGCCTGCACATCGCCCGCCGTGCCGAAGTCGATAGCAACGCCATTCGCACCGGCAGTAACGCGCTGTTGACCTTTAACGCGCGCAATCTCACGGTACTTGGCTTGCGCCTCATCGCGGATGTTTTGCCGCTCTTGCTGGCCCGCTTCAATTTCAAGCTTGGCATTGCGGTCAGCGATCTTTGCGCGATAGTTGGCTTGAGCATTCGCCTGAAGCGCGCCCATGCCGGTGCTGGCAGCAGCAAGGCCAACGCTGATCGAGATAGGATCACACATTGGTCATCTCAAACCGCAGGAAGGGAACACCGCGCACTAGCATTTCCTCTTTGCCCACCGTGAAGCCCCACCGCCGTAGCAGGCGGATAGCCTGCCCATTCCGCGCCGACACTAGATTGCGCAACGTCAAGCGTGAATCGCGCAACCGATCGATCATTCCCGGCCCCCATTGCAGCAGCTCGCGGCCATGCCGGTAAACCTCATCAGTCCCAAGAAACCACGGCACAGCATCGCCGGTCAGAGCATTCTCGACAACCACACCAAACATCGCTTCCGGTTGCCCATCAACCAATGCCGTCCATGCCTTGTTAGAGAGCATCACGCCGTTGCGAAGGGCCTGCTTAGGACTATGCCCCATCGCGCGACATTCCTCTGCGTCGATCTCGCGCATACGGTTGGCGATACGGTTGATGTGCTTGAACGCCGCAGGGACAAGCCGCACGTCACTCGAAAACATGAGGTTCCATTGCCACACCCAGCAGCGTGAAAGGCAGTGGCGCGGTTTGCTTGATATAGACCCCCGCGTTATCGCCTGCCTTGTTGTCCGATGAAATGCCGTAATCGCCGGTCATCAGGTAATCAGGCGATCCATAAGGCTCATTCACGCGCGACTTGACCGGGAACAAATGGTCGGCGTCAATGCCCGCCAAGATCGAGCGCGTATCAGAAAGCGTCAGGCATATTTCGCCGGTCTGTTGCCGACGCCCGACGTTCCAGCCTTGCCCTTGCATGTTCACACGGATTGGCAGCGTCTCGACATCGACATCATACGGCAGGCCAAGCGTGACTTTGAGCGCTGGATTAGTAAGCGTCACCTTGCCGCCCGACACAACCAAGCCAGACACCGCCACACCATCAGCCAGCCCCGCAACTGTGCGGCCTTCCAAATGCCACAAGCCAGGTATCACAGAGGTTGCCGTCTCAAATTCAGCCGTGATAGCGCAATCGACAAAGCAGCAATCAGCCACCGTTTCCCATGAATGCGATGCCATGCGCTCGACAAAGCGTTTCGTCTGACCGCCAACTTCACGCGCTACGATCATGTAAACCCGATCCTCGCCGTTCTCTGTGATAGAGCAAACCGACTTCACCAGCCCGTCAGTCTCACACTGCGTCCAGCCCCATACGTTTTGTTCTTGCTCCCATGTGAAGCACAGCAGCTTGCCATCGGACCGCGCGGCCCAGATGCAAGACCGAGGCTCTTGCGCGTAGCACCACGAAACAACGTCAAAGCCTTCAAGGAAATGCGGGGAATAGATCGACACATCGTTCGACTTCAGCCCATCCACTTCAAAGCTATAGTTGATTGTGCGGACGCTGTTGCCGATGGACGGCGAGTAGAACACCACGTTATCAACCACGAGAGGCGGAAGGCGTGACGATCCACGGCCAATCTGACGACGTGTTGCCGGTGGACTATCGGCAGTCAGCACACCGCCTTGCCCGTCCCCGTCAATCGTGAACACGCTGTCAGAAGTCAGGGCCAGCAGCGAGGTTGTAGAAACCAACTGGTTCAGCGAATTGACCCGCCCCGCCACGATAGCGAAGGACAAGCTATCATCGGCTCGTAATGGCCGCGACTTGTCCATATTTTCAAGCTGGCCAGTGCGAGAACCCCATGCCGCGTTAGGCGTATTCTTGGTTCGCGCCCACAACGAGCGTTGCTCAAATAGCGTGACGGTCGAAGGATAATCGCCAGCACCGCCGAACGGATTGTAAGCTTGGGGTGGAGCCTGATCGAGAGCAGGTCCGATATTATCATCCCGAAACGTCAGGCCGTCGGTTGTCCCGATATACCCGAAGAATTGCGAGTTATCCGCCTTGTAAACATTGTACCGCGTTGCGCCGGTCACAGCGGACCATGTGATCGTGTTGAAGTTCCGCTTGAGCGTCAGGTCATTAGAGCACGTGCTTTCACCCGAAGCGCGGCTTTCCTCGCCCGTGTTGTCGTTGAATGCCGTGATGCAATAGGTAGCGGGTTGCGGGAAGTAATTAACCCCGTCGTTTTCCCCATCCACATTGACCACGGTTGCCACAGCACTTGCGCCCGTAGGAGCAACAATCGCAGGGCCGAACGTCACATCGGATATTGACCAATCCACATGACCCGCACGGACCAGCTTGGCAGGCGCATGGTCGATATGGGCCAGATACATCGTATCCGCCGTTTGCTCAAAATCGATCTCAGGCAGTTCGACGCCGTTATAGGTTGTCCCAAGGCGATAGACGCGCGCGACACCCATTAGAAGAAATACCCGTAATCGCGCCAACCATCGAATATATCAGGTGGAAGCGGAGGTTCGACAGGATCAGGCACAACAGGCGGAGTGGGATCAGCATCAGGCGCTTCAGTCCGCGTTATGCCACCCGTTGCCGTGGTGAATGCAGCCAGACCCGCCGTATTGGCGTTGATTGTGAATTGATCAGCACCACCAACCGCGACGACTTCCCAAACACGCCCGTTCAGCAATTCACCAATTGCCCCAGCGATGCCCGACAGCGCGACAAGGTTGCCCACCGCATAACCATGATAGGCCGCAGTGATAACCGCCTGAGAAGCGTTTGAAATGCCGGTGATGATCAATTCGGTTTCAATGACGCGGCCACCCAAGGCACATGGCGATAGATAGCCCTGCCCCAACTCAATCGCGTAAGTCTGTTCAAGCGAGAATTGAAACGGGATAAGGCGATTGTCGGCGCTATCATCCAGAACCTCACCCACCAACCTTGTGCCGGGGCGCTTGGTCAATCCGCCATACTTCAGGATCAGGACGTTGCGCGCCTTCTTGAGCGCCGAGGAATAGGCGTCAGCGTCGAACCGGCCATAGAGTTGTGGGGCCAGTTCCCCTTTGCTGAAATTCGGCTGCGAGGCGCGGAACGTCATACACCGACACCCCAGCGCGCATACTCCGCTTCCGAGACGTAGCGCGTTTGGCGACGAGGCCGTTTGTTTTCTTCGTCGGCCAGCCAGCGCCGCCGCGCAACTTCGGCGAATTGCGCCATAGTCTGCGCCATCTTGGCGTCTTTCTTGACAGGGAAACAGACGCGCGCGGCCAGTTCGGTTTCAAACGCACGGCCACCCAAAGGCGACAGTTCAGCCGCTTCCATCCCCGCCTTGGAATAGACCAGTATCGCGCTCTCAACATTGCAATACAGCTTGCCATTAGCGACCGTGAAGGCGTTGCTTTCCTGATCCACCAAGGGGAAGTTGTGCGGGCCGGACATTGGCGCGAACGTGGCCGCGTCAAGCGTTTCACGGATCAACAGCGGATCAGCGCAATCAGCAGGCAGAGCATAGCAGTATAGCCATTCCGCAGCCCGATCATTCACCAGCATCGCCAGCGTCACGCGCCGTTCCAGTAATGGCAGATCAGACGACCAATCCGCCATTTCATCAAGCAGAGGTTGCGCATACCGCAGGCATTCGCGCGCCTCGATAGAGCCTTCATCGAGAGACGCGATAGACCCCGCAGCGATTGACGCTAACGCCCTGTTGCAAAGGTCGATCAGGTTCATGCGGTGATCGCTGCAATCTTGACCGTTTGGCCAGCAGCAACGAACGTGCGCAACCACATTTGCTGATTTGCCGGAAGGTAGAAGCTATTTGCCGCCGCAGCAGTTGGAGTACCTTCACCGATGGTCACGTAATGCGCCGCCGTCGAAAACAGCGAACAAACATCAGAGTTCGTAGGGACAGCGGCAGACGCGGCAGACGTTCCTGAAGTTACGACAGTTTCGCTTTTCAGCGGTGAGCCAGCAACTTCTTTTGATACCGTGTCGAAATAGGAGATAATCAGATCAGCCATAGCAAACCCCTTTCACGCGGGATTAAGCTGAGGTGCCACCTGATTGAATCGCGCTAAGGTTCCAGCGCGGTAATGCGGGCTTCATGATCAGCGATTGTCAGTTCAAGCGCATCGATCCTGCTTTCATGCCCCGCGATAAGCACAAGCGCCGCAGTGAGTGAGGCTTCAAGCGCGTCAATCCGTTCAGTGTTATCGACCTGCACAACGCCATTGGCCACCACAGCCGGTCCCGGTTGCACTTGCTCCCGCCGTATGGGGATGCGCGATTGGTTAAGGATAGTACCTTGATACATAGCGGTTGGGCCGAGGTTCCCCCCCGGCCCGCCCCCTTAGTCTTCAGAGACAGGACGCTTACGCACCCCACCCTTGCGACCATCGCCATCGTGATCAAGAGGATCAACGATCAGTTCCATCCAGACACCAGCGGGCGCATCGGATACAAACTCATCGCCGGGAGCATGCCAGACGCCATCAGGCCCCTGCCCGCGAACCTTTGCACGATAGCGCTTCATCATACTGCACCCGGACGCGATGCGACGATACCGGCAAAAATCTTGCCAGCGGTCGCATTGGAGCCGCCCACAGTGTAGCGCAACTGCACATAACGTTCCGTGGTGCCTTCAGGGATCATGCAGGGCAGACGGAACTTGTAGCCTGCCACCAGCGAGGCGGCGGGGACGACTTCGCTACGTGCGACAGTGGTAGGGGACGAGAATGACGAGTTGTCATCCATTTCCACCGTCACGAGCAACGAAGTGAGAGTTGCGAATGTGGTCGTGACCTGCACCAAAATCGGAATTTCCGAAAGGCCAGCATCAAGGACCAATGGGCCAGCAGCACCGACCGGGGTTTCCATCAAACCGAGGTCGATGGAATTGGTCGAAACCGCCGTTGCAGTTACGGCCTGATCTTCGCTAAAAAGACCGGCGTTGTCGAAAAGAGCCATTGTCTCAGTCTCCTAATTCGCCGGTCAGGCCAGCAGGGTTTCGGTGTTGACGAGGCCGTCAGTCACGCGGATCGGCAGACCACGGAAGGTAGTGACTTCCTCGCCCTGAATTTCCTTGACCGAAAGCTGAAGCGATGGGTGCAGCGTTGCGTTGCGCGACTGCTTGTCCAATGCTTCAAACAGCGTCGAGTTCATGTACCAGCAGGCTTTCGCGCCGAGGTATGCCGAGTTTTCGACTTCGTAGTTGTGCTTTGGCATACGAGCACGGTGATAGGCCGTGACCATCAGGTCCATCAGATCGACCGAACCAGCAACCGCCGCCGAAACGTCGATGTTGGCAACACGCGAGTTTGCGCGCCAATCCTTGACGCCAACGCCAGAATGCAGCGTGAACAGTTCTTCCTGCACGTAGCGAATGCCGCCCGAACCATTGTCGTCGCGTTGCTGGCCTTTGTCTTCGCGCTGGATGCCCATTGGAATGTTCTTGGGGACCAGAAGCGAAGTCTGTTGCTCACCGTGGCGAACAAGCCAGATCGAGGTATTGTCCGAACCCGAACCGCCGCCATTGATGACCTGGTTGGATGCGTTGTTTGTCGCAACCGGCAGGCGATTATAATACGCGGCCAGACCGTCAAAACCCTTTGGATTAGTGCCAGTGTTGCCATTGAAGAACATGAACTCAAATTCTTGAGCCATTGCTTCAAGGTGCGGGCCAGCTTCAGACAGGCGGACAGCCGCTTCATCATCAGCCAGATCGAGAATGTCCTGGGGGACTTGGCTCAATGAACGAGCAAAGCCGGTCACGAACTTCTGCGAACGGGTCGAGCTTTTTGAAGGCGTGGTATATCCGCCGACAGTCTGCCAAGCGACGGTAGGCATACCCGACCGCACAAGGGTTTCATGCTCCGTGCCCTTGTTGCAGGTCACGAACGAGGCATCGCGCATAACAACGTTATGCTGATTGAGAACTTCGGCAACAGTGCCGATCTTTCCGTCAGCGCCCTGCTTGGTCAGCAGGTCCGCCCACGTCAGCGCAGTGGAGGCGAGAACAGCCATTACTTGCTCCTACGATTGTTGGGATAGAGGTCAGTGAGCGGATCACTTGTGCTAGACCCCGCACCCGCCCGAACGAAGTCACCGTCCTCGCTAACCAACTCGCCAAGACGCCGCGCCATGCGGATCATGTCGGGGTGATTACCGAAGCCGGATTCTGTGAGAGCCTTGCGGAAGGGATGACCCTCGACAAAGCCGATGGCATCAAGACCCTTTGCGGCCAGATGCGTTGTTTCTTCCATTTTCGCGCCGCCGATGTCTGGATCAGCTTTGAACGCTTCAAGCCATGTCTGGCGTTGTTGCGCGCCAGCTTCGATCAGGCTTTGCATGGTGGCCTCTTGCGCCTTTTCCATCAGCTTGGGAGCCAGTGGCAGCAGCGCATTTGCCTGATCATTCGTCAGGCCGAGTTCCTTGAAGATTGGCGTGGCCTCATCTATCAAGACCGGATCAAGAGTTACGCCTTCAAGCGCCAGTTCATACGTTTCAGGGACGACAGCGGCAGGAGTTTCCTCGACTACCGCTTCATCCTTTACGTCTCCGCCGAGGACACTGGTTTCGGTTTCGGTGGACGCGCTTTGCGTTTCCGTTGTGGTCGCGGCATCGGGCGCAGCGACGGACGGCTCACTCGTCGTCACTTCCGGCGATGGCGTCGTATCTACTTGGGTTTCGCTCACGTTTACGGTCCTTTGGGGCTGGGGGGTTCATGGCTTCACGGATGGCTGCGTCGAGCGTGGCTATCGCGGTAGGTGTGCGAAGCGGCTCAGGCTGACCGGCATCGGTCATTTGCAGCAAATCCAGCCCCAGACTTCGACGCCCCTCCAGATAACTGAGGTCACGTCCTAAGCGCCCATCGGCAGAGGTGTGATGATGCAACAAGCCAGCACTTTGAATCGCGATGAACAGGAACCGCCGAAACTCAGGCCGACCGAGCAGATACTCAGCATCCTCGCGGGCTAGTTCGTTCATGCAGGCAGCATTTGATTGAGCAGGCTTTGACCGTTGCCCATATCCGTCTCGGACAGCAGACGGGCCGCATCAGCGCCTTGCTGCACAGCTGGAGCCATTGCCGCAGCTTGTGCCATTTGCGCCTGCTTGGCGCGTTCAGCGCGGGCTTCACCGGCCTTTTCCGTGCTAACCAGCATCTTGGCAGGCGCACCAGCACGATAGCCGTACTCATCAATCATTTCATCGACGTTCAGCTTGTCGCCAGCATCAGGGAATGCAGCCATGAGATTGCCGACGAATGCCGCCGTGCGCTCGATCTGCCCGATGCCGACCATGCGCTGCATCTGCGTCAGGATCGACACAAACTCGACTTTGATTGGTTGGTCAGACAGGCTTTCAGGAACGGGAGGCAACAGACCGCCGCGCGACATAATCCCGAACACGCGGTCGATCACGACTTCAAGCTTTTCGTTCGAGACGCGCTCGATCACAGGGCCAAGCTGCGTCAGCTTTTCCTCGTTGCGAGAGGCTATTTCCTCGACGTTACGCGGTTGAATGCCCCGCATATTCGTGATGGCATTGAACAGATCAGCGAACGAAAGGCCATCGATTTGCATCCGGCACTTTTCAATTTCCTGCCCGATGGCATCGACCGCTTGGTACGGGATTTGATACGGGACGAAGACCTGATCCTTGTCCACACCGTTGGATGACACAGTGCGGCCAGCTTCCCGCGTGAGCTTCAGGCCTGCAGGCGTGGCAATCTCAGGCTTGACCATCTGATCAATAGCCTCGTTGCGGCGCTTGGCCTGCATTTGCAGTTCACGCAGCGCGGGCAGGCTTTCCATGCCAGGACTAACGCCATAGGTATCACCGCCGATGATGTCCCAACGCGGCGCCCAAAACGGCTGTTCTTCATAACCCGCGACACGAAGGACTTTATCTTTGTCGTCCTGATCATCCCAATAGACCGAGCGCCACGGCTTTGACCCGAATTGCTCAGGGTTGAAGTCGCTACTTGGTTCTATCGCGTGATAGACATCGACCGGCTTGTCATAGTCCGAGCGGTCATAGAGGTTGCGGATATGGTTGGAGACGTTGTTACCGAACGATCCCACCGCCTCACGCACCGACATAGGGCAACGCCGGTAAAGCGTATCAGGGACCGCAGCGTCAGACATTGCGATCCAATATTCACCGGCAGTCAGCGCATGAGCCACAGCCCCCGCCGTGCGATGATCGACAAGGACACACGCCTCAGTGCCGAACAGGCCCATTTCAGCATAGCCGGACTTCAACGCACCATAGAGATTGGTTTGCGCCATGAAGTCATACATCGCGCGTTCACAGTCAGACAGCCACTTGCGGGCGATGTCGTCATCAGCCAGTTCATTGATTGTCAGGGTGAACCAAGGCCGTGATGCACTCGACAAGCCCGAAGTCATGCCGTTGGTCAGTGTGCGGAATGCTTCGATGCCGTGCGGATCGAGCAAGCGGCTATTGGCAACGCGGCGCTTTGTGCCCTTGTTTTTGTCCGAGCCAAGGAACCGCGAACGTGCAGGCTGTGCGAAACGGGCGATCTGGTCCCATTCCGTTTCATAGTCCGTCCTGATCAGCTTCATGCTGGATAGGCGGGTATCGCAACGCTGGCGGATCGACTGCATTAGCCGAGCGTGGCCTTGCTCACGTTTGGAGCGCCAAGACCACCCGGCGACGTGACCATACCGGCCAGCATCGCCCGACGCATGGCGTTGGCATTGGCCTTGTCGTTTGGCTTTGCGCCTTGATCTGGCAGTTTTGACGCTTGCCGTTCTGGAACGACTGGAACGTCAGGGGTTCCCATGCAAATACGCGCCTCCTGTGATTAGGAGGCTGGTTACGGCTTGCTAGGGTGCAGTTGAATCGCGGTTAGTCGAGTTCGGCATAGCGGTCGCCCTGCTTCTGATAGTTCATCGGATCGAGATACCCCGGCACAGTGCGAGGCGCGACAGGTTCGGCAAAGGTGCAGGCCAACGCGTCCCCATCATCAGGCGATGCAAGCCCACGCTTTTTCATATCCTTTTTGCGTTCCAGCATAATCCGCGTGTCATCACCGGCAAACGAATAGAGCGGCCCGACAAGATCATCGCCCAGCTTTTGCTCATCAGGGATCGAACCCGACTTTAGCCATTCGCGCATATTGGTCCACATCTCAGCGCGCTTGTTCGCCGTTCGGACCTTGACGCCGTTCCAATTGGCATCACGCCCTTCACCGCCGAACCAGACTTCATAGACGTTTTCGATACCGAGTTGCCGCAGCCGATCCACAACCGCCGCACCGATATTGCCAGCGTCCACAAAGATTGCGTCAGGGTGTTCCTGTTGCGCTTCAAGCGCGATGTCGCCGGCCAGTTGCATGGCATCCATTTTGTTCCAGCGCTTCCACGGACGCGACCGAGCATCACGGCCAACGCGTTTAGCCAGCACAGAACTATCATCACCGAACCGCGCGCAGTCCACGCCGTAGATGAGCGGATCAGAGCCGAGGAACGTACCGACAGGCCGCGCTTGTGCAGCCTCGACTTGATCCATACCGATGAATTGCATGGATGAGGCCGATGGGAACATGCCGCGCACACGGACCTTGGCAATGTCGCTATCCTCGCCATAGGTCCACACCAGTTCATCAAGATAAGCTTTGTTCGTGCCCTCGACAGTGCGGCTATCAATCTGCTTTGTGTTCCAGAGCGCGCGTTGCTTGCCGAAGCATTCACGAAACGCGCCGCTATTCTGCGTTGGGTTTCCAAAGGCCAGCCAGATAATTTCCGTGTTTTCATCGGTGAGCGCACCGAGCGCCACTTCCCAAACCTTGTCAGCAATGCCTGATGCTTCATCGAAGATCAGAACAATGCGCTTACCTTGGTTATGCAGACCGGCGAACGCTTCTGTGTTGTTGTCGCTCCACGTCACAAGGTCAGAGCGCCACGATTTATCACGCGACTTCATGGTTGATATGTGGCTGGTCGCATTTTGCTTGAACCATGCCGACGTGATCGACAGCCGCGCCCACTTTGCAAGTTCAGGGCTGGTCTTGGTAAGCAACTGCCCTTCAGTATTCGCCGTGATGATGATGCGAGTATCGACGCAGGTATCCAACGCCCACTTGTTGAGCATTGCGATCAGCGCAGACTTGCCGATACCGTGACCAGAAGCCCGCGCAATCCGCAGTGGTGTGTAGCGCCTGGCCGGATCAGACAGATGATCCTTGATGGCATCCATAACTTCACGCTGCCATGCGCGGGGGCCGTCAATGCCTGCTAATTCGCCTTCACCCCACGGAAACGCATAGAGCGCGTATCGGTAAGGATCAGCGGCAAACGAGCCAATATCATCGGCCAATGCAATCTCTGCCTCAGTCGCCACGCATTACCCTTTCGCGTGCCGAAGTCAGCCGGTCCGATAGATCGATGTTTGAACCGTCAGCATTGCCATGCTTGATCAACGTGCCGAATATCTTTGGCCGCATATGCGCAAGGAACCATCGATCAGCATCGAACGACAGCCGCCCCAACGAAGCATCCTCAGCAGTCTTGGCTTCAGCCACAGCCTTTTCAGCGCGCACCATGAAGCCCAAGTCCCTCGCGCGCGTAATCGCCGCACCGAGTTCAGTCTGTTGCTCTGCTTCCCAACGGTTCATTGTGTCGATGCTCGGCATACGGCTATCACTGGCGATGCTGGTTAGGGTTTCCCCATCCATCATGCGCTTCAGCATCTCCTCGATTTGGTCATCAGCCCATTTAGGATGCGGTGGCATCACAACCTCCCCTTATAAGGCTTCCTGTCCGTAGCAACCGCCCTACGAGCGCCACGAGGCACATGCGGGCGCTCGACATGCATCGACGGGCTTCTTGCCGTCCACAGCCCTGTAGCGACAATCTGGACGCGCCTGAATCGCTGATAGCGTGACACGACGATCAAGCCTTTAGCTTCAAGCCGCTTGACCACACCGACCGAGGCCGACGCGCTCTCATATCCGACCAGTTCGTTCAGATCGAGATAATTGGGGCAAACCTGCTTGTTCTCAGCAGCGTCCACCAACGCCTGATAGATTGTCCGCTCTTGCGGCGTCAGGCAGATCAGATCAACCGGCATAGTCGTTGCTCCCTGTATTGCGTTTAAGCGCCCCATCACCCCACCCCCATCATTGCGTTGATATCCGTGCAATATCCAAACACAACGCCGCGCTTGTCGGTGCATACGATAACCGGAATGGCCGTATGCGTCTTGGCTTGCGTAACAGGTGCAACGTCCTGCCCTGCAAACATGGCCGCGATTTGCTTAAGCTAGCCGTATGTCAGATCGTCGATGTTCATGGTCATTTTCCTTTGTTGTAAAATCGTGCGGGCAGATCGCCCTTGTGGATCATGTCGAGCACCATGCAGCATGGGCCTCGCAGGGCAAGGCTTCCCATTGCGGCTTTGCGGATTGTGCTTTCGTTGACGTTGCACAGGTCCGCAAGTTGCCGCCAGTTCAATCCGGTGTCCTGGCTGATTTGTTTGATTTGTGCGGGGGTCATGCGGGTAATTCCTCAACAAAATATGAGCGGTGCAAATTCAATCTGCCACCTGCTCCGGTTGTTCGGCTAATGCCATCGCCAATGCTGCCATGCCTGTTGATCTTGAAGCCAGAAAACATGTCAGGATTTTCTGCGCTGCGCTGGTCAATCAAAAAACGCCAGTTGCCGCTTTCTTTAAGCGTAACAATCCAAGGCAATATAGCCCAAGGGTTGTTTACCCAATCAATTGGTAGCCCCCCGCATGAGTGACAACATTCAACCGTCAAGGTTTTCTTGACAGTTCCAGTTTGCAAGGATTGCTTTACAACTGAAAGCTTTGTACTGGTCATTTAGACCTCCTGCCTATCGGCTTGCGTGGCTATCAAGGGTTTTGCCGCTGCCCCAGTGTGACAAAGCAGCGGCAACTATTAACTTTTACTCAATAGTTGCGGCATCTACCGGAACCCAAAAGCGCACATGCGGAAATTGCTCAACGCGGACTTCGTGCGATTCTGGTTTGTCAACTTCATAAAAGCCAGTCCACAAAACAACACCGGTCATTTGTGAACCGTTGGGTGCGGTAAATTTAATTTCCATCTCACTATCTCCGTTTGTGCGGGCCTAAGCCCCGTGGTGTGAAACCTGCTTAGGCGCAACGCCTGATATGGTCAAGCGGAAAATGCACGGCCTCAAACTTTTTTCACCGCCACGATGTCGCCCGATGAACCGTCATGTATCCAGACCAGTTGGCGCGCGGTGTAGCGATTGTTCTCGTCTACC